CTGTCGGTCTGACCACGAAAAGCGCTGCACCATTGCTGAAGCGCGGAGCTAAGAAAAAGGCGAAATAGATGGCGGTCGAGAGTGCAGCGGATAGGGCAATCTTCCTCGATGTCGATGATTTCGGCAGCGCTGCAACCTACACGCCAAACGGTGGATCAGCCGCAACTGTGAATGGCATTTTCGACAACGATTTTGTCGAGGTCGATGCTGGCGGGGGAGTGGGGATTGCATTGCAGCAACCACGGTTTGTCTGTCGCACTGCCGACGTTTCGACGGCCTCTGAAGGTGATGCAATCGTCATTAGCGCGGTGAACTACACCATCCGCATCGTGCAGGATGACGGCACTGGCATGACGACACTGGTACTGGAAAAAGATTAATGGCCCATGTCCGGCAACAAATTAGAGCCGCAATCGTGACGGCGCTGACGGGGCTGACGACTACCGGATCGAATGTTTTTCGGTCGCGCATTTATCCGCTGGAAAGCGGCAAACTGCCGGGGTTGTGTATTTTTACGCGATCAGAAGCGGTCGAGTTTGATACGTTAACGATATCGCGATCAATCAATCGCGTTTTAGAAGTGACCGTGGAAGCATATGTTTCGGCAACAGCCAACTATGATAACACGCTCGACACAATCGCCGTCCAAGTCGAAGAGGCTTTGGCGGCGGATGTAACGCTGGGGGGCCTGTCCAAAGATTTACAGGTGACAGCGTTTGAAGCAGATTTCGCGGGTGACGGTGAACAGCCGGTGGCCGTGGGGCGCTTCACCGTGACTGTGCAATATCGCACAGCCGAAAGAGATGTTGAAACTGCCGCGTAGGAGATAAAACAATGGCAACTTTCAAAGGCAATGAAGGCACGGTGTTAAGCGGTTCTAGCGCTGTCGCCGAAATTCGCAGCTTCACAGTTAACGAAACTGCGGATGTCATCGAAGACACCACAATGGGCGATGCGGCGAAGACCTATGTCGCCAGCTTCAAAGACGCTACCGCGACCGTCGAGTGCTATTTCGACGATACTGACACAAGCGGTCAGGGTACCTTTGACGTGGGTTCTTCCGTTACTGTTAATTTCCAGATGGAAGGCAACACGACAGGCGATCACAAACTGTCCGGCACTGCACTGATCACCGGCAAAGATGTGAGCGCTGCCGCTGATGGCATGGTCGAGGCAACATACACCATGCAAATCACTGGCGGTCTGACTGAAGGCACAGTCGCCTAATGTCGCTCGGTAAGAGGATCGCCGAAAGGCGGCAGAAGCAAGCGCGCGTCATCGATGTTCCTGAATGGGGCGAGGATGGCGTGCCTTTGCAGATTTATGTCTATCCAATCACGGCTGGCGATTTGAATAAAATTCAGAAGAAGCACAAGAATTTTCTGAATGATATGACGATTGACGGCATGGTCGATCTGATCATTCTCAAAGCTGGTGACGCGGATGGCAATCGGCTCTTTACGCTTGCCGACAAGACGCATTTGATGGATGAACCGCTGCCGGTGATTTCGTCAATCGCTGCCGAAATGTTTGCTGATGTTGATGGCATCGAGGTAGCGGAAAAAAACTAAAAAGCGATCCCTTGCGCTATAATGTGATGGCGTTAGCGGATCGTTTGCACAAGACGCAGGCCGAGATCGAGGAATTGACGCTCTCCGAGATCAACGAATGGTTCGCATATTTTAAGGTTGTGGAAGATGGCAAATCAAAATCTTAAAATCCAAATCACGGCCATCGACAGAACGAAAGCGGCATTTCGCGGGATCGCAGTGTCGCTCGGCAAGGTCCAGAAGGCGTTATTTAGCTTTAAGACAGCGATTGTCGGCGTGGTCGGTGCCGCTGGCTTGGGCCTGCTTGTCAAATCCTCGCTGGACAGCATCGACGCGCTTGGCAAAACAGCCAGCAAGCTAGGCGTCACTAGCCAAGAATTACAGAAACTCCGATTTGCCGCCGAGTTAGCGGGTGTTTCGACGCGCACGACCGATATGGCGATCCAGCGCTTCACGCGCCGCCTGTCTGAAGCCGCTGTCGACACCGGCGAAGCAAAGAATGCGCTGATCGAGCTAGGGCTGAACGCTAGAGAATTGGCAAAACTGCCGCTCGAAAAGCAGATGCTAGAATTGTCGGCGGCTTTCGATAAGGTCGAGGATAGCGGTGATCGCGTTCGTTTGGCCTTCAAGCTGTTCGATAGCGAAGGTGTGGCGTTTATAAATACCCTAGAAGGCGGCAAGGACGCGCTACAGGCCACGCTGGCCGAGGTTGATGATCTCGGCATCGCTTTGTCGTCTGTGACCGTCAGGGGCGTCGAGAGGGCGAATGATGCGTTCCTACGCTTAGGCTCGCTGGCACGCGGCGTCCGCGACAGCGTGGTCGGGGCACTTGCTCCGGCGTTTGAAGAACTAGCCGACGCGATCCGCTTCAATGTTTTGGAAGCGATCAAAGAGGCTGGCGGCGTCGAGCAATTCGGACGCGATCTTGCGCTTACCATTGTTCGCATTTTCCGCGATGCCGCTAAGGCAATTCAATCCTTTGTCGATCTCACCATCCGCAAACTGAATGACGTTCTCGATTTCACGCGCGAGATCGGCGAGGCGATTGGTAATGATTTCATCGCTTCTATTGAGCGCATCGACACCGTTGATCTCGGCCTGATCGGGGTGTTTGAAGACATCGAGATCAAAATTCAGGAAGCCACGTTTGCGGCTGAAAGAGCAAAAGACGCGCTAGGGGATGTCGGGCAAGCTGGCGGCGAAGCAGCTAAAAAGGTAACCGACGGCTTTGATTTCGTGCGGATGAAGCTGGACGATGTCAAAAAGAACGGCATCAATGCGCTAGAGGATGCGCTGGTCGATGTGGGAACACAAACTCGCACGCTCAAAGATGCGTTTGCTGATATGGCCCGTTCAATTTTGCGCGATATCATGCGAATGCAAATCAGGCAAGCGATCACCATACCGTTAGCGCAATCAATGGGTCTTAGTGTCGATGAGCGTGCTATGGGTGGTCCTGTGACCGCTGGTCGGCCCTATCTGGTGGGTGAGCGAGGGCCGGAACTGTTTGTTCCCGGCAGGACCGGCGGCATCGTTCCGAATGGGCAAATGGGCGGCGGCGTCACAGTAAACCAGACAATCAATCTGACCACGGGCGTCAGTCAGACGGTTCGCGCGGAAGTGCTGAATATGCTCCCGCAAATCGCTGATGCGGCCAAGGGTGCGGTTCTCGATGCAAAGCGCCGTGGTGGTTCTTATGCGGCGGCGCTGGGGTAAATCATGGCAATTTCATATCCTCTTAGCACACCGACGACCGGCATCGCGCAGATTAACTTGATCGCGCGGAACGCAACCGCTCTGACGCAATCGCCATTCACATACGCGCAACAGGCGCAGCGGAACACTGGCGCACGCTGGGAAGCCGACATTGTTCTGCCGCCTATGAAACGCGCGACAGCCGAGCCGTGGGTCACGTTTCTTACAAAACTTTATGGGCCATATGGGACGTTCCTTCTCGGCGATCCTATCGGTGCCACGGCGCGCGGATCGGCGAGCAGCACACCGGGCACGCCTCTCGTCAATGGTGCCTCACAGACGGGCGACACTTTAGCGATAGATGGACTGCCGGCGTCTGCTACCGGATACCTAAAAGCAGGCGATTACATCCAGCTTGGAAGCGGCACAAGCACGCAGCTTTATAAGGTTCTAGATGATGTGGACAGCAACGCCAGCGGAGAGGCTAGTCTGACAATCTGGCCCGATTTGCGGTCTAGTCCGGCAGACGACGCGACCGTCGTGGTGGCGAACGCAAAAGGATTGTTCCGGCTATCGACTAGCGCCTCAAACTGGACAATCGGAACCGACGGTTTCTATTCAATGGCATTTGGAGCGGTCGAGGCACTATGACGCGAACGGTCACAACAGCGGTAAATAACGAATTAACGGCGGCAAAACTGTCGCCTTTTTTTGCTGTCGAGATGGATTTCAGCGACGGCATCGTGCGGCTCTGGACCGGCTATGGATCG